GTGGTCACCAAGAACGCGGTACGCCTGACTCTCCGGGGCCACGAACCCACCATCCTGATCCTCCGCCAGAATGGGCGGGTGGATCAGATTCCCGAGGCGGCGCTTTTCGAGGAGGCCGTCTGACCTCATGCTTATATTGTACCCCCAGGGAGGAGTGATTACCATGCCGCAGGACAGGCGGAATATCTACAAAATCGCCCGCGAGGCGAAGGGATTGACCCAGGAAGCAGCCGCGGAAAAGCTGGGGATCTCGGACAGCTCCATCCGGGCCTATGAGACCGGCCAGCGCATCCCGCCCCCGGAGGTGGTAGACCTGATGGTCATTGCCTACGACAGCCAGCTCCTGGGCATCCAGCACCTGCGGGCCAGCGCCGACATGGCGCGGAGCATCGTGCCGGATATCCGAGAGGTGCGGCTCCCGGAGGCCATCATGGAGCTGCTAGACCGGGTATATGGCTTTGTGGACGCCCACCGGGACCGGGAGCTGCTGCGCATCGGCAAGGACGGCATTATCGACGATCAGGAGCGCCCCATCTTCGACGCCATCGTGGCGGAGCTGGGCGACTTGGTGGAGGCCGCCATGGCCGTGCGCTACGCCAAACAGGGACATCTTGAGGAGGGAGTAGAGTGAAAAAGGCAACCAAGCGGCCACTCACGGACGAGGAGATCATGGCGTATGACAACGTGCCGATTGATGTGGCGGCCCGATACATAGGCTGGTCGTCCCCCACCATCTACCGCGCCCTGCGGGAAGAGCGGGCACCCTTCGGCTTTGCCGTTTGCAGCGGGGAGGCAGGGACGTGGACATACAACATCAGCCCCGGCCTCCTGGTGAAGTACAAGAGGGGAGACCTGCCTACCTACCGCCTCCGGGAGCTGGAGGAGGTCATGGTGCGCCACGTCCAGGAGGCGCTGGATCTGCGGCTGGCCGGAGTGTCGGCGCTCATGGGAAAGGTGCTGAGCGCATGAGCATGATACGGCTGGAGCTCAGCAATCGGGACTATAACACCATCGCGGAGGCCCTGCTGGAAAGCGCCCTGGACTGGGAGCACGCCGCGGACGAGCTGGGGCGTCTGCACCAGTTTTGCGCCCGGACAGGGGACCCGGCCTACGGGGCCAAGCTGGCCCGGTTGGACCGGGAACAGTACCGCCATAGGCGTCTCGCCCGGCGCAGGCGGGCCGTACTGGAGCGCCTGCGGAAACAGAAGGAGGCAGCATCATGCTGATGGAGCTGGATTATGAGACCGTGTCGGCGCTGGAGTCGGCGCTGATCGTGGCAGAGGACAGCAAGATGCGAGATGCCAAGGACTGGGCCAATATCGCCGAGTCCTTGGGGGCATCGGAACAGCGCCGGGCGGCGGATAATCTGGCGGCGTTTTGCGGGGGACAGGCTGACCGCTACCGTAAGGCCATGGATGCCCTACAGAGGGCAAAAAAAGGCCCCAGTCGCTCGGACACAGNAACAGCTACCGTAAGGCCATGGACGCTTTGCAGCAGGCAAAAAAGAAAGGCCCCAGTCGCTCGGACACAGCGACCAGGGCCTAACGTGAAGACACCTGTATTATAGCACACAATTTTGAGTTGCACAAGGGGGTGGTGCGCCGAATGAACCAGGGAAACGAACAGCCGGGGTTTTGGGCTCTGATCCCCGCCTCAGTGCGGTACGATAAGGAGCTACCGCCAAACGCCAAGCTGCTGTATGGCGAGGTGACTGCCCTGTCGGACAAGCTGGGATACTGCTACGCACAGAACAGCTACTTTTCCGACCTCTTCGGCCTGTCTGAGCGCAGCGTGACCCGCCTGCTGTCCACGCTGGTGGACCGCGGCTATCTGCGGGTTGACGTGGTACGGGACACGGCCACGCAGGAGGTCCTGGAGCGGCGGATTTATGCCATCTACAACACTGAGGGGGCGGGGGCACCCCCTCCCGACAAAAATGTCGGGACCCCTCCTGACAAAATTGTCACCACCCCTCCTGACAAAAATGTCGGAGAGATCAATACAAGATCTGATCATATACCCCCTATAGTCCCCCAAGGGGGACCGCCCAAAAAGAAAAAGGCAAAGAGCGTCCCTGCCTGGAAGCCGGAGCGGTTTGAAAAGTTCTGGGCGTACTACCCCCGGCATGAAGACCGGGTGAGTGCCGTCCGAGAATGGGACAGGCTTAAGCCAGGGGACGAGCTGATCGACGCCATTGCACGGGCGCTGCTGTGGCAGACCAAGGAACCGGATTGGCCGGTACCCTACGCCTGCCGTTACCTGCGCAACCAGCGGTGGACGGACGAGCCACCCAGACCCAGGGCGCAGGGCCGGCCGGCAGCCCAGCAGATGACGGGCTGGCACATGGCGATCGTTGACGGAGAGGAGGTGCTGGTGCCAGATGAATCCGGCTGATCTGACCTGGGATCCGGCGGCGGAGCAGAGTGTGCTGGGCTCCATCCTGCTGTCCCCCGCCTGCCTGCCCACAGTAGAGCGGTCACTGCGGCCCGCCGACTTCCGCTTGGCCTCTGACCGGGCCGTCTATGAAGCCGTGCTGTCCCTGGAGCGGGCGGGCGGCTCTGTCGACCCAGTAACTGTCCTTGATCAGACTGCCAAGATGGGCGCGCCAGTATCCCGGGAGTATCTCTTCGGCTTGATGGAGCTGGCTGCTACGGCGGCCAACGTGGAGGAGCACGTCCGCATCGTCCGGGAAGATGTTCTCCGCTCCGGCCTGATGGAGCTGGCCGAGACCGTACATAGCCGGGTGACCAACCGGACGCCGGTGGCGGAGGCGCTGGCCCAGGCCCGCCAGACGCTGGACAAGCTGGAGCGTCAGGGCAGCGCTGGGAGGCTGGCCACCCCGACGGACATCCTGACCGCCTTCTACCGTCAACGGGAGGCGGTGGAAAGCGGGGACGGCAAGGCATACGTCTGCACCGGCTACATGGCCTTGGACAGCCTACTGGGCGGTGGGCTGATCAACAGCGGGCTCTATCTGCTGGCCGCGCGCCCAGGTATGGGGAAGACCACCCTGGCGCTGAACATCGCCGACCGCGTGGCCAAGGCCGACCCGGTGCTCTTTATCTCGCTGGAGATGGACAGCGATCAGTTAGCTGCCAAGCGCATCTCCCGACTGACCGGCATCCCGTCCGAGCGGCTGCTTATGCAGCCGTTGACCGATGCAGAGGCCGCCCAAACGGCCCAGGCTGCCAGCCAGCTCTCTACGCTCCCCCTGTATTCAAACGAGGCCCCCACCATGACGGTGGACGATATCGGCACGCTGGCCCGGAGCATCGGTGGCCTGCGGCTGGTGGTGGTGGACTATTTCGGCAAGATCGCGCCGCCGGCAGAGCTCCGGCGGGCAGGCCGGTATGAATACACCACAGAGATCTCGGGTGCCCTGAAGAACCTGGCCCGGGCTCTGAAAATTCCGGTGCTGGTGCTGTGCCAGCTTAACCGGGAGCTGGAAAGCCGTCAGGACAAGCACCCCCAGCTTTCCGACCTGCGGGACACGGGGGCGCTGGAGCAGGACGCCGACGGGGTAATCTTCCTCTACCGGGAAGACTACTACGCCGACCCAGGCACGGTAGACCCCAACGTGCCTTCCATGTTGGAGGTCAACCTGGCCAAGAACCGGCACGGTTCTGTGGGCCGGTGCAATATGGCTTTTTCCATGGCATCCAGCCGGGTTACTGCGCTCGCCAACCGGCCGACAAAGGCCCAGGAAGGGCCGGAACAAATGACTTTGCGGAAATGGAGGCAGCCCTATGGGGAGCGGACGGCGGCTGGAGCTGATTGAGGCGG